CATCCACGGGCTAATCTTACCGGTTGTGATAGCATAACATATTTTATTTGCATTTCCATAACGCAACATATCATGCGGTTGTATGTTTGCATCTTCAGCCATATTGATACAATTCTCTACACTACGGTGTATGGCATCAAATGGATCCTCATGCCTTAAATACTCTATCAGATACTTGGTATAAGTGCTGTCACTGCACCAATTGTCAATCTTAATCTGATTCTTCAATAGCCAATCAATGTATTGTGGAATATTAATTGAATTAATACTAACACAATAGTTACCAAACTTAACAAAAGCTACATAATATGCACTACGAATAAATTCTTCTTGTGTGCGATTCTTTCTACCTGCTGAGTTCTTTTTATAAAAATCTAACCAACATTGGAATGCAATTCTATTACCGTGATTATCTTTGTCTAACCATCTACGCTTTGGTTCGCATATATGCCTAAGCGTGGTTGATTCTTTGAGAAATTCTCTCTTACAAAATTCGCAGCCATACTTCACTGGCTTATCAATTGCCGAGGTCTCTTTCATATTGCTTAAGTTGCTCATCACTAATAGTTTCATTTAATGCCTCAATATCACTCAGTTTCATATTAGGAAACAATTCTGCTAATTTAAGTTTGCGCTTTTGTCCAGATACAAACGCTTCACTAACCGCATCAATATCATCACCATTTGCTTTGGGATATATCTTCTTGTAATACTCTTTGATATCTTTTAGTTTAGCTGGTGTTTGTAATTTACTTACCTTAGGACTAATGTTAGGTATCCACTGATGATATTGTTTACCTACTCCCGGGCTACTTGCACACATCATTAGCCATTGTAATTTTGGGTGCTTCTGCACATTTTCGTTGAATAGATACTTGTTTGCATACTCTGCTGTACTCATTACATAGTATCTACTCAATCCTTCACCACCTTTAATAGCACTTAGCCATTGGATCATTGTGAAAGGCACAAACTTCTTTTGTTGTTCAGGTGATAACCTGTCAAAGAAATCATAGTCTTTCTTATCCAATGCTGCAAGGACCTCAAACAAGTCTAAATCTTGTTTGTCAAACTTTTCATCAACTGGGACTGCTGCTTTTTTAGTTGCCATTGCCTTTTAATCCTTTGATCCACTCAAACGTCTTACCTTCTTCATAATACTCTCTAGCTCTACCGCTATAATACATTATTTCATTGCATTGTGTACACTTATAACGGTGAAGATCAATATCAACTGTTGTATATTCAGTGGTATATTCCCACTCACCTGTTGTGCCACCGTGATACCAATCTTCTGTTTCTACCCAACGGTCACGGGTTCGTTGATGATTACATTTCATGTTAAAAGGCCTGACTATAATCCACTATTTCGCAATTACGACTAATCTCTTTTACAAAATAAACACATTCGGGTTTAGGACCATCATTCAGTGGTACACATAAGAATTGTCCATTACGCAATCGCGGAGCATACCATGTTACATCGTGATAGATATCTACAATCTCAATGGGTAGAAATGTAGGACTAAAACTAGTTAGGGGATTAAACTCAAATGCATTAAATCCTCTATCATTGATACTTGTTAAGGGCAATGTTTCTAAATCACCATGCTCTTTTTCACCAATCAATATCTGCCAGTCCACTGGCATCTTAATTGTATGCTTACCAATCTTTAATACAAGTGCCGGAGCATTAAAACTTTCTAAAAAGATTAATGGGATATAATGATAATCTACATTTGAAGGATTTGAATTGTCTAGAATAGCGAATCTAAGGTCTTCCACTTCTTCGGGTATCATTTCTAAATTGTAGCGGGTATTTGTGTCTAGTGTTAGTATAAACATGATTTTTCTCCGATAAGATAAATACTACCGCAAGCTATCATTATTAATAGGGTTGTCATAAGTATTCTAAGTGTTATTTTAACATAAATCAGTAGAGATGTCAACCTTAAAAAGTCTCGGTTGAAATACAATCAATCATATTTTTCTTTTCTCACATCAAATTCATATCCGGCTTCTTTGTAAAATGCTTTTCGTGCTGTCAAGTGACGCTTGGAGAACTTGCACGATGAAGTAATATCAGTTATTTGGACAAATGATTTATCAGGGGCCATTCGCAAACCTCGTCCAATGCTCTGTATGGTGCGTATAAAACTCTTTCCCGGTTCAATTAATACTACATTAAATAAGCGAGGAATATTAATACCAACTGCTGCAATTTGATATGTGGCAATAATAATTTTATTAGTACTCGTGGCAACTTCCTGATACTCAACCGCTCTTGCCTTTGTTTTTGTTCCGCCACTAACAAATACGGTGCTGTCCGGAGATATATCATTTAGTGCATCACACAATGCGGTGCCAGCAGCAATGCGATCAACTAACACCAATGTATTTCCGCTGTTGTTTGCAGAGTGTATTAGGTGTGCCAATTTGCTAATGCGCTTTGGGTCACCTAACAAAAATTTCAATTCGTCTTGGTATGTTTTGTAATCAGAGGTGTCCGCTAACTGAATGATATTCACATGACATTTAGCCAATAAACCCATTTCTTGTAACTCAGTAGCAGCTAATTTATGTACGACTTCACCTACACTAACCTTCAACGATATTCCGTCCATATCACTTTTGGGTAATGTTCCGGTTAATCCCCAACGAATAGGTATTGTAGCCATTACTGTTGTTAGCATAGTCTTAAGAGCATCCGCTTTAATTCCATGGCACTCGTCAACTATCACACAAACAACACCCTCCAGGAACTCTTGGATAGTTACTTCCGCATCTTCCTTTGCAGAATTTTTTACTAATGCATGTAAACTTTGCCAGGTGCAGATAGTATGAGTTTTACCTAAATCTTTTTTACCACCGTAGAATACCCCAACATCTAACCCTACATTTTCATAATCCTCGGAAGTCTGTTTAACTAGATCAGTGTTTGGAACTACTACGATACTACGACCGTACTTTTCAACCCGATAACTAAGTGCAGCCGTAACCATTGTTTTCCCGCTACCAGTTGCGGCGACCACTAAACTTTGCGGGTTGCTAAGAAAGTTGTTACATACTACAACTTGGTGATTACGCAACATGATCGGAGTACCCGCTAATAGATGACCTTCGGGCCAATTTTTATGTTTGAATGTTTCCTCGGACACTTCTGCAAACTTAAACGTTGTACTATATGTACGCAGGTCCTCTAGTTCAATATCATAGTCTCGGCTATCAATGAAGGGTAGTATTTCGGGTAATAGATTAACATAGCTACTGCCACCTAAACTGAAAAAACTTACTTTACCATTCCATCTACCAAGACGCACAGCGGGAAGATATCGTGCACCGGGCACATCGTACTCAAACATCTTAACCAGTGCTTTGCGTTCAGTTAGTTCAAGTCCTTCAATTTTGCAATTGACTTCATCCTTAACGATTATTTTACATTGTTTCATATTAGTACTTAGTATAACATAGTTGAATATACGATTGCAACTGTAATGGCAAGAAGGGACACAAGTCCCTTCTTAGCTCATCAACCTTATTTGTCCATACGACCAATATCGTCAGAAAGTGTTTCTAATTCTTTCTTGTGTTTTAAGTTATATAGCATGGTGCTATATACTCCGGAAATGAATAGATACAGTGCACCTGCTATAAGCGCAAAAAAAATAAACTGATTTCCACCGTAGATAATTGCTACATTAAAAATTACTACACCTACTGCTGCGGCTGCAACAACTGCCAATGTACGCACGGCAGCAACAAAACGAATATCATTAAACATAAATTAATCCTTTATAAAAATAAACTAACACAACTACCCACCACTCTTAAGTAAAAACTTGTTAGAAATTGCCTTGAAGGACACTTGCTGTTCGTTACACTTGTACACCAGACCTTCACGTTCCGGCCCTGCAATGTCACCCATTACACTCTTGCCTTCTGCTTTCTGTAGTAAATCAGCCACAGTCTCGGTAGTAAGCATAAAGTCCGACTTGAACACAGGCACATGCTTGATATCCCATACCTTGCAGTATGCTACACGCTCAGTAGGAGTGAAGTAACGACCAGCATCAATGTCATAGATATCATATACGTAAAACTCTTGATCACGCATCTTGTAAATATTACCTTGAATGCCGTTACCAACTAGTTCACCTTGGATAGCAAGATTGCTAAGTGATTGAATCAGCTTTACATCAATTTCATTCTTGTAAGCAGTTGCCCACAGTGAATTGTCCTTGTTCGGCTTGAGATCCAAGTTACGTGAACAAACACCAACTTCACCGTCAATGATGTAAACAGTCATTGAAGACCCATCTAGCTTTTCAGTCACTTCCCAAGTTAGCTTTTCAGCCTTCCATTCTTCCAACTCAGTTGACAAGTTTTGAATACGCTCTTGATCAGTCTTTGGAATACGTGAAGGGAACATGCCCTTGACTTCACCTGCAAGTGATGCGGGGATTGGTGCCTCGTATTTTACAATACCAAGAAGTTCTGAAACATCATCATCAGGAATGTACGATGCGAATGGAATAACACTGAGTGGCAGCAACAGACCTTGGCTCAATTGTCCACGCAACTTTACAGTACGCAGCCGTTCGCCTTTGACTTCATTGTAAACGTGAGGAAAGTTTCCCCTTGATAGAAATGGTGCTACCTCATGTGGAATCCAAGAGTCAATTTCACAATATACTGCCAGATCACCAGCAGTGTATTCATCCTTCTTTACCACGCAGGTCCATCCACCTACGATAGCACATTCAATTGCATCAGCACCCACGATGGGACGCAGTGCATCAATCTTTCTAATAGTTGCCATCTTACGCATTTTTATTTCCTTAAGTACTTAAGGGACTTATTGACATTGCCCTTATAAACAGTGAGGGAGTTAACCCTTCTTCATGCAAGTTGCTTTAGCAAGTTCGCGCCAGTTAGCACTAATCTTAACTAAGTCAGCAACCTTCAAACACATACGCAAGGACACTTCACGCAATTTAGTATGATTGTCCCAAATGAATGACATGATTTCATCAGTTTGCTCTTGAGTAAAATCATAGTCAGCAAACAGACCGCCATCAGCATCACGATGCACTTGTTTGATACGCAACATTTTGTCACGTTCACTATCAACTGTCAGGTCCAGAAAGTGACACCGACTTTGCAGTGCATCTAAGTGAGGCTGCATCTTGCCAGCTTTTTTATCAGCAAACGATTTGTTTGTGATAAAGATAACTGAGCCATTGAAGTTGAAAGAATTTGGGATACCTTCTTCACGCAAAGTACGTGAATCTTTATTCCACGAAATTCTACGTGTCTTGCCCGAATCAAGCGCACCTTTCAATACGTTGATAGCATCTTGATCGTCCCAGATATCACAGTCATCAAACACAAGAACATTCTTAGCATCACTAAATTTGTACAACTTAGCGAACAAGCCGATACCCGACATAGCACCCTTAACAACTTCAAAGCGAATTTTTTTGCTAGCAAGCCTGTCAAACATACTTGCTTTTTCCATTTGCAAGTTTACACCATGTGACTTACCAATACCTGCAGGACCTGTAACAATCATTGCACGAATGTCACCACTGATACATGCCTTAGACATTTCATCAAGTACTGCAAAACGTGTTGCAATACGATTCATTGCCTCTTCTTCAGTTTCTGAGGGCACTTCTGCCTTTGCATTGAATTCTACAATATTCTCTACTACTTCACCGTTCATAAATTGAATATTTTCAATGCTTTCAACATTGACACGGACCTGAGGGCCACCTACAGCAAATTGACCGTCATTTTTAACAGTAACGAATCCACCCTTTTTACCAACTTGATAACCCTTGACTAGTGTAAACACTTCACCAGCAACGGGGTTATTGCGATAAGAGCCAGAGAGAATACGAATTGTTGACATAGATAAATTCCTTTAATTAACTGAATAAGACTCTATTATATACCCAAAACCATTTAATGTCAATAGTTAGTGAACCCTAGATTGTACATAGCACTACGAAATGGTTCCGGGCTTGTAAGATCGGCCCAGAAATAAACCTCAGTACGGACCGTGTCGTTGCAATTGAATTCAAACATTTCATAAATTTGATCATTTGTGGACACTTCACATTGCTGGATGAATTGTGCAAGAGTAGTAATCATTTTGATTCCTTTATTAACTGAACAAGATTGTATTATACACCCAATACCATTTATTGTCAAGTATTGGGTGTATGCTGTTTTACTTTTGTGTACGCAAGAATGCAGTTTTGCTATTGTGAATGTCGTAAGACTTGTCACCAGTTTTCACTACAAATAATTTTGCAGTCCCACAACTGATGTTAGCAGGCCCGAAATAGGGTGCTTTAGTCAGTACTGGGATATGCAGGCCCTGAAAGTTTTTCTCAAACACAATGCGAGACACTTGGCCCTCGCACGTTGGCATTTTAGAAAAAACAGTGTTATCTTGTGCAATCAAAGTATTGATTTCAACTAGAGACATTTTCATAAGTACCTTTCAAGTGATTAAGAGTGTATTATATACCCGAAATCATTTAATGTCAACCGTTAAATGCCGCCGGTTGCGACCAAAAAACGCAGGTCATGTATACCAAACATGTATTCGTCAATCAGCGTAGTCTTGCCTTCCTTAACCCGATAGCGACCATAACGCTTGTTCTTCGTAGTTTTCAACACACGGCCCTTGAAAGTCAATGTAATCGTTTCGCCCACTTTGGTCATTTCAACTTTCCGTAGTGCATCCAACCGTGCTTCCGCATATTCTGCCTTCAAAGACTCCAGCTTAACACTGGTTGCTTTAATCTTAGCTGCGAGTGTGTCAAATTTGCTCATTTTTTGCTCTGTTTTGCGAGTTGATAAGTGTATTATATACCCAAATCCATTTAATGTCAACCGTTTAGCAACTGAGTTCAAACAAAACTGCATCACCATGGCGATTAACAACATGGACTTTTTTGCCATTAACCATGATGTAACCATTGTTGCCATCCAAATACATACCATGCGGGCAAGGCTCAATCGTCACCTCCCGAACAATCTCGCAAAAACCCCAACGCTTTGTGGGCAACTTACCTTGGAACAATCTCATGTTCTCAATGCCAGTAATCAGGATTTTTGCTTTCATAATCTACTCCATTCGTTGACTGCTTAAGAGTATATTATATACCCAAAACCATTTGTTGTCAAGCCTTGAGGATATTGACAATACGCTGATGGATCATGTCCATTTCAGACTGCTCAACATAGAAATCCGTAGTAGGATCGTAGTAGGCGCCTTCTATGTTGTCATAATACAACACCCGACCGGTGAAATTGAAGGGGCCTTCTAGACCTTTACGCGGACCATATTTGGTACGCATTTCATCCATCTGATACTTGTCTGCGACAACTTTGTAACCCATAATCAGCTCCTGTTTGTTGACTGTCTAAGTATATATTATATACCCAAAACCATTTAATGTCAAGCCTGATAGCAAGTGCCTCAATCTGTGAGGAGTAATACACTTGCAAAGATTAATGTTTTTATTTTTTAAGCAAACTCATTATGATTGTTTGACCAATTTGTGATTCAACATTGCGGACACTTTGCGAACATTGTGCCCAGGTAGCAAAGTCACCCTTGTCGTGAAAACCTTGGCACATGGGTACCATGTAACCATAGTTTGGTCGTTGAATGCCTGAAGCACAACCCGTGAGTAGTACAGTTATTAGCAAAATAATATATTTCATTTGCTTGTTCCTATTTATTGTCAGCCTCAATCAACCTTAGCAAAGTAACGATAGGGCAAGCCAACCAAATAGCACAGAAACTCGTCATCACCGTTAGAGCCTTCTGCCTCGTGGATCCAACGCATAGCCATCTCACGGTCCTTGGCACCGATCTCCATCAATTCTTTTACCCGAGATTCAAATTTCCTAGCCGCAGTCTGCTCATCTTCCCGACGCTGGCGACAATTGAGTTCTGCAATGAGGTACAGTTCCTCAAATTCCTTGTTAAAGTCTGCCTCAGTCCAGCTGGACGTATCAATGCCGCGTGGGCGAATACCGTGTGCGTCCTTGTAAATATCCCAGTACTGGGAAGCCATTTGCTCAAGAGTGCTCATTTCTTCCCAAGTAGTGAATTCAGACATATTTGCTCCGTTAATCAATCTAAGACTCTATTATATACCCAAAACCATTTAATGTCAAGTTTTGGGCATCACGTATTCAAACAAAATCCACTTTGCACGATTTAGGCATTGACGGGCATCCTCAGCCCGATTGAAATCAACATCACCGTACTCGGGATTAATCATTTCTTGGGCGTCACTCATGAGGCTAGCAGCTATCATAGCAGGACCGGAGTATTTGAAGGTGAAACTAGATTCCACAGACTCACGCATGCCTGCTTCGGTCACACCATACATGCGGACTTCACGCTTTTGTTTCTCAGTCAGACGATCATACACGGTTGCAGTCATAAAAAGCTCCTTTAGTTAACTATCTATAAAGAGTATTATATACCCAAAATGATTTAATGTCAAGTTTTGGTAAAGTCAATTTCCCAGTTTTTTAGATGAAAATAGTTGATTCCGTCTCGTTCCATATATCTAAAATATCCCTGTAGGGGAATAGATTCTTGCTCAAAAAAGTGTTCCCAAAGATGATTCAGTTTGTTTTCAATTGGTATTTCAATTTTGTAGGCTTTGTTATCATCATCCTTTAACCAGTACTCTGAAAATTTGTTTGTTCTAAGTTTAACTACAAACTTTTTCATAGGCTTTAAGATTTTTTTACCTCCATATGCTGCTCCATATGCTTGATCTTCGGTATCTTCAAACTGTTTATTCAAATCACTGAACATTTCCTGCAACTGAATATCATAATCATAGAATTCAGGTAGACGAAATATTAATGGCATCATTTCTTCTTTGACTATTTTACAATCACCGTGAATAAAAGTATTCAAATCTTTTCTAAATTTACTTATCCTTTGTCCACGCAAAGTCATAACCATAAGTTTCTTGCTGTAGTAGTCGCGGATAATATCAGCACGGTTTCTATCTTCCTGATTAATTTCAGTGAACAAAATGTTATCAGTAAGTGTGGTTGGTCGTATAGTATTAATGATATGATTACCCGGTAGACGCAATCTATGCCAAGTAACACTTAATGCTAAAATATCCTCTGAGGTTTCAAACACTTCGTATTTTTTTACATTACCATTAGTACTACTATTACTATCCCACGTTACAGAACCACTTAAATTATTCAATCCTGAAAAAATATTACTATTCCTATTCACTCCTGAAATAACATTACCATTCAATCCTGTAATAGTATTCAAAGTAAGTCCTGGGTTACGTGAGCCCAATGTTGTGATTGTATTGTGACTTATGTTAGCCCCAGTAACGTGTAGCGATTTTAATGCGCTTTGTTGCGTTGCAAGTTGTTTTGCGTTGTTTGAATTAACCAATTGTAATATCCTCCATACCAGCCGCCCTTAAGCGAACAATGTGACCTAACATAAAATTCTTTGACTCTAATGCCTTCATGATTCCAAGAAATTGATTTCTAAGATAAGCTACTTCGTTAATCAACACTTCCATGTCAATCACTTCATCTTCACCTTCAGCGTACTTTTCAGCATCACGACTTGTCAATGCTCTATTATACGCTTCTAAATATTTTTGAAAATGTTTTCGGCGAATCTTCTTTAATTGAATATTCAAGAAATTTAATACCGCTTCTACTTCTTGTAACTGATTGAATCTGTGTTCTGTAACACCGGGAATAGCAGCAATGTTCTTTTCAACATTGCCGTATACCTTTACTTCTTTTTTTGCATTTTCTAACTCAGATTCAAAGTATTGAATAAAATCAGGTATCTCACCTAAAGTTACTGTTATGCGTGTGTACCAATTCATTTAGTCCCATTCGTCTAAATCATCTAAATCTTCATCTTCTTCGTAGTCATTTTCTTGGAAATGTTCTTTGGCGTAACCTTTTAATGCTTTAGTGATATCTTTGTCCTTGAAGGCATCTTTGATATCTTCTATCTCAAAATTATTATCAATTAAAAAATTAACAAGTGTATCTGCCGCATCATTACGTTCACTCAAATCAATGTGTTCACGTAATGCATCCCAAACTTCTGATATAACATCTAAACTCATTCTGTAACTTCCTCCTGAGGTGTTACATTACTTATCACTTTTTTAGTTTTTCCAACGTATTCTAGCATGACTTTATCTAGGATACCGTCTTTGTTTGCTTCCCATCCCTTGCGAAATGATTTAAGAATTTCACCATCTTCGGTAGTATATACTAGACTGTTACCTTCTTTTTTCAATGCACCAGACTTCTCAAACATATCAGTCAATCCACTATAAGGACTCATGCCTGTTTCGTATGGAATCTTAACTTGAATACTTTCAAAAGGTTTTGCATAGCGAGTTTTCATAATCTTACAAGCAGCACGAATACCATTTACTTCGGCAACCTTGTTACCATCTTCATCCTCTTTGAGTTTGAGTTTCTTCATGGCAACTACAATTGAACTTGCATAAACAAATCCTTGACCACCAGAGATTTTATCATCTGGATCAAACATATCTTGACTTGCATACGTATGATTAGTAGCAACCAATCCTACATTATGACTACCAAACATATTAACGCAGTTACGAACAAGTGCAGTTAGTGCTTTGGGTTTACGACCCATGTCACCTTTCATGTCACCTGCTTCAAACTGATTAACGTCAGTTGGAGTCAATAGCATACCAAGACTGTCAATAATAAATAATACTTTTGGTTTGTCTGTTTCTGGTAGTGCTTTATATGACTTCATAAATTCTGATATAGTTTTACCCACATCATCAATCATAGCCATGTTAAGTTTAAGCAATTTAGATTCATTTGTATCCACACCTAATGCGTGTAGCCATTTTTCATCTAATGCGTTTTCGCTATCAATTAAGACAACGTAGATGCCTTGTTGTTGTGCGTGTCTAACGAGGTTTCCGGAGCAGATGAAACTTTTTCCTGATCCAGATTCTCCGGCAAAGACAGTAACTTTACCAAGAGGTACGCCTTTATTAAAATCACCACTAATGAGATAGTTAAGTCCATAATTTCCTGTACTAACCCAATCAGTTGGGTCGTTATATCCTATACTAAGTCCTTCAATAGACTTAGTAATTTCTTTCCTAAATTTTGATACATCGAAGGGCTTAGCCATTGATATTCTCTCTTTCTGTTGTTATCGGTTAAGTGTACCGTTAAGATATATTCTATCATTAAACGATACTTTATCAAGTAGATCGGGACATTGATCTGCCATCCTTTCCAAATCATAATCACTTGGATAATGTCGTAATACTCCTCTTGCCCTATCTCTAACTAAACTAGGTACACGAGGTGTACGACCTGGATCACACAATTCCTCTAATAATTTTTTACCTTGTTTTAAGGCACGAAATCTTTCATCTGGTAATGTCATAGTGTTCTCCTAAGATAGGGGCCTGAGCCCCTATATAGATTAAGACTTGCTTTGTCTAGCACGAATCATTGCTAGAATGTCTTGTGCTTTGTCACTTGACGGTGCTGCTGCTGGAACAACTACAGGTGAACTTACAAAAGATGCCTCTGCTGCACTAACATCTTCTTCCCAAGCGGGTAGACTAGAAGCTGCGACTGGTGCAACTTTTGCTGCTGTAGTAGCTGGTTGTGTAGTTGAACCTGCAGGAGCGTCAACTCCCCATGGACGATAGTACTGACCCCAACGTGCTGGATCATATTGCTGACCTTCAACACTTGCTTCAAACATTTCTTTGATGATACGCAATTCAGCTTCTGAAGGCTTCTTCGGCAAGAAGTCAGCAAGATTAAATAATCCATGTGCTTCAATTGCTGCTTGTTCTGCCTCAGTCAATGCTGATTCACGGCGAGACCAATTACTAGTTGAGTAATCAGCATAACCACCTTTGCTAGTTTTCTTAATTGTAAAATCAAGACCTTTAAGATAGTCAGTTGGTAGTTCTAAGATTTCTGGATCCATCAAACCACTCTTAATGATTGGAATAATTTGTGGACTGATAATGAATCTACGAATAGGATTCGCCGGAGTAGTATCTGAACCAATTGGGTTTTGACGAACAAACCCTTGAAACAAATAACTACGCTTCTTCCAATACTTGTTAGCCATTTCTTTCAATGTCTCATCCTTATACCAAGGACGAACTTCTGCCAAGATTGGACAACTCTCATTATACATTTCCATACATGGAACTTGTACATCAACCTTCTTCATATCAGGATAACCTTTAACTCCATTGAATGGAAGTTTGATGATTTGTTTTTCTTTCCAGAAAAACTCATTGTTAGGATCTCCGTCAGGTGCGAACCGAAGTGAAGCAGTAGTGCCTTCATCCATGTTCCAGTGGGGATAGACTGAGTTGTCTGATTGGGTGTTAGAACCCTTATTGCTTGTTTTGTTGTCTTGCGCTGCAATACGGGCGCGCATTTCTGCTAGTGATGCCATAATAATATTTCCTTATAAATTGAGATGGTCTCGTTTTTTATTCGCTACTTCACCATGAAGTAACTAACACGATGAGTAAGTATAACAATACTTTCTTCTCCTGTCAATAGTATTTATCCCGGTTATGGCAAACCTCACATTTTAAGTGAGGTTTTTGATAAGCAATTTACCCTTATCTTCTGTGATTCATAATCGTTAGGATACGTGCCAATTCATCACTAGATTCATCCACTTTTACTTTCCAACTATCAGCTGGGTATTTTTTAGCAGATTCTGCATCAGAGTTATATCTGTTAGGTAATTTACCACCATGAGCATCTTTATCAAGTTGTTTTAGTAATTCTTCATCACCGGGTGCTACCTTATCAAGTACTTTCTTACCTACTTTTTTAATTGCACTAAGAATACTTTCAGCCATTTCATCTTCTTCAGATACAACAGCTTGGTCTACTGTATTGATGAAATTTTCATTGGCCCCGACTAGTTTACCGATGTTATTGTTTTTAACTTTCTCTGTTGGGCCTAATTGACCTACACGCTTTTGGTTAGCATCTAATCCTTCACTCAATCCTAATTCATCTGCAAGTCTTTGTGAAATGAATTCACTTGCATCAGCATCATAGTTGCGAATTTCCCCGTTATTAAAATAGTACTCCCATAGATCGGATTCTAAATCATAGTCCAAATCTCCACCTTGTTTGAAGTTTTCAACTGCTTCGGGGTGTGCTGCTAAAATTCTTTCAATAGATGAACCGGTGCCTTCCGCTACACCATTTCCTGCAGCAGTTTGTCCTGCAGCAGTTTGTGTTGGATCCAAACCTTTTGCCACATCTTGTTGTGCTTTCATTGCAGCCCTGTTGACGTTGAGGGTATTTTCTTGATCTTTTCTATCGGCTGCCGCAACTTGTATCGGGTGCTGGCCTTGTTGCAAGGCTGCTGTTGCTGACGGTCCATATTCCGTCACATTTTCTTCTTTGTTACTAAATTTAGCACGAATGTTTTGCATTTTTGTTTTGCTAGCATGTTCACGACCTGCATCCATACCTTTTTCACCATACTTCTTATCACCTAAGTATGCTTGCAATGCGCTTTCATCAATTTCTTCTTCTGGTAGTACACCTTTTGGTCCACCGCGCATTGTATACTGAGTACTTGCTTTCATATTACCCATACGGCCTTTATTAAGAGTTCCTATTTTACCTGCTCTATCTGTTTTGTATACATCATCTGGACCTACTGGTGTTTTTAAAGCAAGTGTATCATAGTTAGGTTTCTTACCTGAGTTATATCTCTTTTGTGTTGTTATAGTTCCAAGGGCATTCATAGCATCACCAATAGAATTAAAAGTATCGTTGATATTATTCCCACCGTACTCACCTGCTTTATCGTTAAATTCTACTTTAATTTTACCAGTTTTCAAATCTTGTACAACGACACCGTCGGCATAATATCCATCTTCTTGATCATCAAAATCATATTGTCTTGTGTTGGGTTGATCCGGGTCAACTTCATACCACCCGTGTAGATTACCAATTGCTTTACCAAAATCTCCCTTACCTTCAGGAATACCAACTGGATTATTACTGGTTAAACTTTCATCTTCAGTTAAACTATCAGCCCACTCTGCTAACTTATTCATCTCTTTGTCAACTGCTGATTCAGATACCTTCTTGTGTATTCTATTCAATATTGGCATTACACTTTCAATTCTCGGGTCTAATGTCTCTTGTACAAACAATTCATTTAGATTGTTTTCTTCAGTTCCATCTTCCATCAATGATGGTGTCCAACTTTCAAAGTATGCATTATATCCACGCTTGCCAGTCATACGGCTTAATGATTCACGTAGACTTGCGTAGTGTGCGATACCTTCATTAACTAATGACTGTGCTGATTCGTTGAATTGACCATTACGTGTAGCACGAACAAATCCAGCCATCTTTTGATATTCTTCACAAAGACTACCAATGTGACTCCAACGATCATCATTGACTTTACCACCTTCAGCAATATGTCTAGCATAGACACGGGCAATGCCAGGCTTCTTGGTATCAAGTAAATAGCGTTCACCTGCTTGATTCTCTAGGAAAATTCTATTTATGTTGCGATAGCGTTGTTCACCTTCTTCAATAACACGGCTATGTTCAATCACAATCTTTACACTAGGTACAGCATCACTGTAGCTTGACTTCTTGCCGGTAGCGTAGTAACCTTCTGCTATTTTATCTTTGTTTCTCATATGGTTCCTTCTTGCCATGTCATCTCCAACACGGTCTTTGTTTTGTGTATCAAATCCCTTAAGTCCTTTGGTCATTCTCCAAGCACTTAATTGATGTAGTAGTCCAGTCCATGTATCATCGTAATCTAATTTGGGTGTTTTTTCGTCGGGACTATCGGCTACGTCATCACCAAAATACACAGTTAATACTCTATCTTCATCTAATGTAACATAAACAGTTCCGTAATCTTCCCCGTCTTTGGTGAATTCAAACTTGAAAATATCTGCTTCATCGGGAATAGGGGTAGATTTACCTTCAGCATCCAATGGTTTTGGTTTGTATTTAGATAGTAATCTAAACAGTTCTCGGTTTAATGATTCTGTATTTGTTGGCATTTGGTAGTTTTCTAATAGAGTATTTATCTTAATCTCAACTTAGCACGGCAAAGAAGGGCAACGGGGCAAGAAATTCTTCGTGGTCTCTGACATAACTATCTAATTCAAAGTGATATGAACCCAGTTCTTGAATCATTCTAACACTTAATAAGCTGGCCATAACTAAATCGTCTGTATCTCCAATCTTAGCAGCATAACTACCTGCATGTGCTACAAATGCTTTCAATTCACTGACAAGACTACGACTATTTATGGTTAATTTCTTGCTTTCTATTAATGTTTTAAACTTAGCACAAGCAGTTAATTTACTTTTTTGTGTAGTATTAAATCCCTTACGTTTTTTTCCGGGTTCACTGATAAATGTTCCTGGAATGTTATTTTCCCCATATTCGTTTAATGATACTAATGCCGCTTCTCCTATGCTATTATTCTCTACTGAATAATAGAGATTATTTGGCTCACCTGTACATTCTACAATATATTTGTTTATCTGTGCAATAAGTTTGATCTGTGTTGGGATATCAGTTTTGTTGTGTTTCCATTCACCAACTTGTGTAACTGAATTTGCTTCAAATATTTGTATTGCTGCCGGGTCATTACCTGTTCCAATACTCGGGTCTAATGCTACTGTATAGATATTTCCCTTCACTGGTTTCTGATACCAACGAACTTGTCCCATTCTTGTAATTGGTTCTATCCCTTGCAAGTCAATCAATGTACTAGGATTAATAAGTGTCTCGTCAGCAATAATAAATTCGCAACCAATTTCTCGTCGGAATCTATCTTCGCCCAGTTGTGCTTTCATTTCATTAGCCCACTTTTGATCTCTACCGGGTTGTTCATCCCATGATGCTCTATACGCTCTAAATCCGTTTACACCTAGCTCAGTTGTATTGCCAAATTCATCTTCAGTTTTGTTAGCACCTTTCCAAATGAAAGCAAACTGATCTTCATCACTGTTTGGAGTACTTGTAATAATTGCTTTACCACCAGTTGACAATGTTGGAGTAATAGCAGTCCAGAATTCTCTAGCGATACTTGGTCTAACGAATGCAAACTCGTCTAGGTATAGTAATGTAATACTCATACCACGACCTGTATTTTCAGTTGTTGTAGCACTTACGATACGACTACCATTTTCAAAGTCTAATGAGCCTTTGTTGTAAGTTGTAACACCCGCTTTGATGTAATCTGGGCAGTTTTCATATGCGTATCTCACCCTTTGCATAATTTCCTGTGCACCGGTATACTTGTGTGCTGCGATAAGAATCGTACTGTCTGGCACAAACATAGCATACCAGAGTAAATAACCCGCTGCACTTGTTGATTTCCCTGATTGCCGCGGCATCAAACTGATACTAAATCTATAATTATGATATGTATTGATTAATCGTTTTTGATACCCATAAGGATGATATACCATACTACCTTTTGTAGGGTGTTGTATCATAAAGAAGTTATCCATGAAGTATAGATAACCAGTGTCTGGATCGCAGCACTTTATAAAGTCTTGTAATTCTTTATTGTTTTTGAATTTCGTCTTAGTATAGGGATTTTTTACAAGAGACGGTGCTGAGTTAGTTGTTGCCATAACTTATTTATCGCAATAACTACTAGTTTTTAGAAAATGGGTCTTCACCGGTAAGATGTGTTTTTGCAAACAT